GCCAAGATTGATGCGTTATACGTTGAGCTTCGTAATGAACAGTCTGATAAGCTGGCATGGATTCATAAGTGCCACGAACTGGAACTGCAATTGAAAGATGCCGAGCATAACCGTTGTGACAGGCCTGACAGCGAATGCGGTCGTCGTATTCCACCACGCAGGACTACATTAATTAAAGATAAGGAGGAAAAGAAAAATGGCTGACGTAAGAAAACTTGCACCGTTTATCCTGAAGTGGGAAGGCGGTTTTGTAAATGACCCTGACGATTTGGGTGGGGCTACCAATATGGGAGTGACTATCGGCGCATGGAAATCGTGCGGCTATGACAAGGATGGTGACGGTGACATAGATGTGGATGATCTACATCTGCTTACTCGTGAGGACGTTGTTAATCGTGTTCTCAAACCGTATTATTGGGACAGATGGAAAGCTGATTCGATACAGGATCAGTCTGTGGCAAATATCCTTGTCGATTGGATCTGGGCAAGCGGAGTGCACGGTATCAAAATACCGCAGGATTTGCTTGGCGTGATTCCTGACGGCATTGTCGGGCCTAAGACACTTGTCGCAGTCAATTCCCGTAATCCTCGTGAACTGTTTGATCAGATCAAGATTGCACGGTTTGATTTCATCGAGGATATATGCCGGAAGCGCCCTGCAAATAACAAGTTCAAACGGGGCTGGATGAACCGTATAAATGATATCTCTTATGTTGGCTAAGGTTATGAACTGGGTAAGCCAGCACATATTGCTGGCTCCCTTTATGTGCCTGTTTCTTCTATTGTCATGTGGCAGTTCACATAAGGTTGCCAAATCCGACACAGAAGTAATCAGGAAGGACAGCACGAGTGAATCGGTCAATATCGTACATGGGTCTACTACTTCTTTAAGAGAGCTGATAACCACTAATGGCAGCTATGTGATTGATTTCCGTATCTATGATACCCGAAAACCGCCCGACAGCCTGACCGGGAAACCTCCGTTATTGGCTGACGGGCATGTAGAAGGTGATTTCAGCAAGAATAAAAAGAAGGAAACTGCAACCAAAGACAGTACGGAGGTGAAAGCTGACAAGGAAACCACTTCCGATATCCATGAGAAAACCAAGACTGAAGGGGTAAAGGATAAAAAAGAATCCACGCTGCTTAAACAAATCGGTTTTGTCTGTGTTTGTGTAACTGTACTAATTTTTGTTGTACTGGTGGCGAAACAACATTAGTATACCAGGCCGACGTTCCAAAGGTACGTCGGCCTGATGTTTGTCTATCAAAAGTTCCCCTGGTAATTTTTTATAAGGTCATTGGCCTCTTGTATATCATGGGGCGTGTAGATATCCGTCATTAATATGCTGCTGTGACGGGCCTGATCGCGTACACTTGACACATCATAAATGTCGTAGCATGTTCGTTATACCTGTATCCTTCAGGGAATAGAACTTGTATTGAGTGGAAAGTTTAAGGTCTTTCCTAAGATAGTGTATCAGACGGTGACAAATGATATTTATCATACGATTAAGCAGCAGCAGAAGAAGAAGAAGAAGCGCTGGGGATCGGGCTTGCAGATTGGGTATGGTTATCTGGGAGGTTGGTATGTGGGTGTTGGAGTGAGTTATAATATATTTATGTGGTAAAGTTCAATAATAAAACGTCTATTCTTATATCTATATTCATTTTTTTGCTATCTTTGTCGATATATTTTAGAACAACTCTATTGAATTAAATTAAGATGTGCGAATCAGAGGAAATTTTTTACGAAGATGAGCGAAGATTAAAGGAAAGCGGAGTTCGCAATGTATTTACTCCTCATACTCCTATTAATCAAGAAAACTTGTTTAGAGGAAGAATAACTGAAGTGCAACAGATTCTTTCTACGTTGAATACGCCAGGTCAGCATGTATTGTTATTTGGCGATAGGGGAGTTGGAAAAAGCTCTCTAGCTAATATTGCATCAAGCAAACTTATTAAAATAGCAGGAAAGGATTTGGTAATAAAACGTTGTTCTAAATCAGATTCTTTTAGTACCATATTTGAAAGTGCATTGATGAAATGCGGTATAGATATATCAATACAATCAAAAAATATTTCAGGTAGCTTTTCCATAAAGGGTATTGGGTGTCAAGAGAGTACAGAGTACAATGGATTTATGGATAAGGTGCAATCTCCTTCTTGGATTTATGAAAAATTGAAGGATCTTAATACACTATTGCTTATTGATGAATTCGATTCTATACAAAACAAAGAGGATAAGCATAAAGTCGCTGAATTAATTAAATTATTGAGTGATTCGAATTCCTCCTTTAAAATATTTGTGGTTGGAATTGCGGAATCAGCTGAAGAATTAACAGCAGGACATCCTTCAGTACAAAGATGTTTGAAAGAAATCAAATTGTCCAAGATGTCTCAAAGAGAACTGGTTGATATTATAAATAGCGGTTCAGCTAAATTAAAATTGAATTTTACAAGAGATGCTAAATTTCGTATTTGCAGACTAAGCTCTGGCTATCCTCATTTTACCCATTTGATTTCATTAAAATCAGCAGAAGGAGCTATTATAAATGAAGTAACAGACATTGATATAGATGACGTTAATGAAGCTATAGAAAAATCTATCCTTGATTGTGAGAATTCATTGAGACAGTCTTATGATGAGACCGTAAAATCATCTTCTACAATGATTGTTTATAGAAAGATTTTATATGCGACAGCATTATGTTATGATGAATTTATTAGAAGTAAATCCATTCGTTTTATTTACAATCTTATCTTTGATGAGGAAATAACTCAACAAAGACTGAACCAATATTTAAGTAAACTTGTTTCCAATTCTAATGATAAGATTTTGCGAAGATTAACAAAAGGGGTATATAGGTTTACTGATCCAAGAATGAGTTCTTATATTCGCTTAGTTCAATCTGATATGTATTCTGATAAAGAGGAATCTATATACGCAAATATGAAGGTAGAATCCATATAAATGAATAATTATGATTAAATGTACGATTATAACAGGAACTTCATTTCAGGAAGTCGAAATGAAGGTAAATCGTTTTCTGGCAATTAATAGAGTTCAGAAGATTATTGAAGTTGTAAATCTGAGTGATGAACAATATGTTGCGATGGCTATATATTATGAAGCTTAATTTTGCATTCCTATGAGTAGTAAGCACCCAAAAATGACATAGTGCTGCTTCACGCCATAGTCTCTATTTTTGTGGAAACTAAAATTCCACATATTCTTATTATAGTCGTAATGGCTGTTTTTATGCTATTATATTTCGCCAAAAGTGAAGAATTCCGAAGAATGGTCCATGAAGAATTGTGGAAGGCAGCCTAATAAGCTGCCTTCCCTACCCTTTTATAATCTCTCACCCCTATGCTTTATTGAAATTTTCCTATTTTGTTTTTTGTAAAGTCATATAAAATACCCATCTTTGCATTGCGTTACATATTTTGTTTAGTGTCGAGATTCCGACCGTTAAGCTACGGACAACATACATGCCCGTAGCTTCTTCATATACGGTTCCGACCCCCGTGTTGTATGCTTAATGGCTACACTGTATCCCGACATTAAAGATATGTAACGCAACGGGAAAGCGGAACCGTTTTCTTTTTCCGCAGACTAACGCAATTGCATATGTCAAAATTAGCCCCAACTACTCATCAACTATCTAAAAAGTTTATAGGCTATGGACACTATGAACTTACAATTTCTTCCTCTGAGGGCACAAAAACGATTGTCACAGGAAATGTGGATTTGATAGAACGGCTAAACTCGGAGATAGAGAAAGAAAAAGAGGAAGCGACTGCCGAAGCAATCGCTCTAGTTCTTGAATCCTCACTTTAGATTATCTAAAATCTTTCTTATGGCTTCATCAGCATGTTTTCTCATAATTCTGACATAATTAAAGATCGGTCTATTGGATTTCATGCTTTGGCCTATACAATACTCCAACGTTTCCAATGGTATGCCCAGTTCAAAACCATGTTGGACAAAGGATTTCCGGGCTGAATAATATACGACATGCGATTCTACCTCCAGCCTCTCCCCTAACCTTATAATTTCTTTTGTTACATAGTTACGAAAATTAGGATAAGAATATTTATAACCAAAATCAAGCTTTCCATTACGTCCCATCCATCTTTTGATAATCGGTTTTGCTTCCTCAGGAATAGTGAAGCTAATCTTCATATCACCTTTCTTTGTGTTTTTGGATTTTTCACGTACATATTCCATAATTTTCGCATCTTTGAAATTGTATTGCATCAAGTCCATCAGATTGATACCTCCTAGATAATACGAAAGCATGAACACATCCCTGGCAACACGCTGAGACTTCTCTTTTATCTCCGCATCCCTTATCTTCTTTACGTCAGCTACCGAGATATCACGCTCTTTGGGCATTCCTGCTGGTCTTTCATAATATTCAAAAGGATGCGTGTCATATGATACCTTCTTATCCCTTATTGCTTGATTGATTATTGCCTTCAAATGTGCCATGTGCATACCACAAGTAACAGGAGCCAGCCTTCGGACATTCTTTAGATAAATATCAAAGTCCTTTATGGTCCGGGGAGTAATTCCATCAAGCATTATATCATATTTGACAAACTCAATGAAGTAATCACTCGCCCTTTGATATAAGGAGGCAGTGGTCCTTCTCCCCTCTTTAATCAAATTCTGCATATAGTCAGCCGAAGCGACACTATAAGAGATGGCTCCCTGCTTTACCGAGGACAAGTATTCGACAAGTTGGGTACAAGTATAGGATGATGTGTTTATCTTATCCAAGGCATCCTGATATGAATTAAGTATTCCACGTAATTTAGCATTGACATGTGCGGCATCAGGAACACCTACCACCTGCCCTCCTTTAAAATTAGCAGTATTATCTATTTCAAATCGGGTAACGATGTATCTTGTTTCCTGTTTATGACCAATTGCGATACGAATTCTGTGTTTGCCGTTTTTCAGCACCTTGGCCGGAACAACGGCGGCTTTAAGAGTTGTCATAATTGTTCTGGATTCGTTTTAGACAAGTTCTTTTTGCCAAAAGTGGCACAAACTGTCTTTTTTGGGTCAGCGGATTTTCCTGGTTGGTAAGCTTTCTTTTAAGCGTATAGCCTAGCCAGTCTGAACATGAAGAATTT